GCTTTTATAGACCTGATATTTTTTCGGGCGCCCCCAGTTATCGACAAAAACGCCCTGATTGAGCTGGGTGGCGGCATCGCTGTTCATCGGCACGAAGTCCGGCTCCAGCGCTTCCAGCCAGAATGGCACGCCAGCAACCGGCTGAAGACCATTTCCGGTACCGCGAACCAGTTGAGCAAATACCTCACCGTCCCGGAGCCACGTTCGCAACATCAGCCGCTCCAGCATGGGGCGGGTAAACTGGGTTGTGACATCTGGTCTTACGGACCATTCGCCCCACTTTTTGCGGATATCAGTGGCCAGCTTTTTAGCGATCTTCCCGTTACTCAGCATCGGATGCGGTTCAACTATGATGCCCTTCGCACCCACTACCCTTTCTTCCAGCTTGTCGAAAACGCCGATCACCAGATCGTGGTTGTTGTCCAGCCACCGCGCCTGCTGCCTCAGTGAAACCGCCCCCATCTGGCTGAGCTGATCGGCTGAGCGATTTTCCTTCTGTGCTTTGTGTGTACGCGTTTGCTTTACCGCCTCATACGCCTTAATAACCGCACGGGCACGCAGACGTGAGGCCTTCCAGCCTGGTGAAAACAGGCCAATCGCATCATCTAAAAAACTCATCCAAACCTCGCCAGCCTGTAGCCGTTTCGCCCGCGGCGTTTGTTATTGAGCGTTGCCAGTCGTCGCTCCCATTCCTGACGGCCTTTTCTGATTTCCGACAGGTTTTCGAGCGTCATCTGCTGCCCGTTGAAAGTGATTGATTTCCCCTCCAGAACAGACAGCTCGGCTGCAGCGTAGCGGTCGATCATGTTTTGAATATCTGCTGGATTCACACCCAACCTCCTGACGAAGACCACGGATTAGCCTGCTCGGTTACGGGCTTCTCACGTTTTGGTTTTGATTTAGATTTCGGCGCAGACGGCGGGGATGGCATTTCGCCAGTTTCCGTCTGCGTGTCCTCGATCCACGTTTCCCGCCGTGCCCACTCAGGAGCTGACGGCCATTTGATTTTTTCGTAACCACTAAGAATGGCGAGCGCGTCTGCATAAACGAGCAGGTCAAATGCTTCGTTTGCGCCCCTGCCGGGCTTACTCCATTTCCCTTCATTCGAGCGTTCCTCATACGTCAGTTCGTCATAGAACCAGGTGCCCAGCCAGGCGGGGAAATGTACATAGCCAGGGCCAGGTGAATCACGCCACAGTGCATTATTCACCCGGTCCTTGAGGGCATCGGTCTGGAGAAGATAAAGAGGAACATCCCCCGTGGCCTGTGCGCGGCGTGTTGATCTGCCCGTGTTGTCGGGAAACGTTCGCTGGATCAGTTTGCTACGCCGGACGCTGTCACCCTTGAAGAGATAGATACGCTTACCCAGTCCCTCACGACGACATTTGCGCCAAAACTTATAGGCATTATCTGTCACACCGTCTTCGCCCCCTGAGTCCACAGCCATAGACATAAGCCGCATGCCCTTTAATGGGTCAGACGCGAGAGGCCACGTTTTATCAAAGACGTCGGTGAGTAAAAGATCCCAGTCCTCCGGATAGCTTGCTGGATCCACCTGAATGCTTTCCCCGTTGCCATCGCAGCGCAATGAATGCCGGATGTTGTAACGGTCAACAATCCAGCGCTCTCCCATACTTCCATAACCCGTGATCTGCACAACAAAACGCCGATTACGTCCGGCCTGTACGTCAACGGTGGCTGTGAGAAACTGCACGCCATCCGGTACCGAACGTTTTGGGACATCTTCTGCACGTTGCTCGAGCAATTCACTTTTGCGCTGCTCCATGCTGGCCCGTGGCAAATAAGGCCTGCCGAAATCGGTGTTAATAACCGTTTTCAGGGTTTCCTCGCTGCGGGTGGATTCATATTCCTGCTCAGCCGTCAGGAATTTATAAATAAGCTGCGCCCAGGTCTGGTAAGCAGCTGCAGGACCTTCCATCCAGAAGGAAGCAATACGGGAACGACGGCCTTCACCGCTTATCCGGCCTGTGCTGTCGATACTCTGACCATCACGGAGCCAGACGCATTTCATATTGAGGCTGCGCTTCATTTCTGCGGTGATCCGGCCAGCGCAGGCCGGGCACTTAATAAACGCCGCTTCGCTAGCCAGTACCGGATCGCTGGTGTCGCGATATCCTGTCATGTTGTCCATTTCTGGCTGGAAGTACTCGCCGCAATGTGGACATGGCCAGTAAAGCCGACGGCGGTCGCCACGGTTATAAAGCGATAAAATTCCGGTAGTCGGTGGCGCTTCATGGGGCGTGGTACGCCTCCATTTTGTGTCTCTGATATCCCTTCCGGGTGAGCTTTCCACCAGCGTCATTCCTGATGACATGAATGTGGTGGTACGCTTCGACGCCAGTGAGAAAGCATCCCCCTCCCCGTCGATGTCTTCCGGAAAACGATCGTAATCCGTGAGCGCCACGCTTTTATAGTCTGAGGACGACATGATATTGACGGATGGCCAGCCCAGTTTCAGGTAGTTACCGGCGCGGAATGTACGATCGTAGACATTGTTATCGTTACGTCTTGGACTCAGCCGCTTTTTAACTTCTGGACTACAGCGAAAAGTACGGTCAAGACGCTTTTTCGAGTGCTCGCGCGCTTTTTCCTCAGAGACCTGAATGACCAACATATCAGCCGGATCGCAAACGACGTTATAGACAATCCAGCCATCAATCAGGCCAATGGTTTTACCTGTTCGCGCCGGGCCGACAAATACCACGGCGTCATATTGTCGTGATGCAAGGCAGTTCATCGGTTCAATAACATAGGGAGCCAGATCAGGATCCCAGGGCACTGAGTTACCCGCCCCCATCGGCACACGCATATACGTGCTGACCGCATCGGCCACCTCCATTCGCCGCGGCGCGCGAAGAATGCCGGAAACATCGCGGCGAATACCACATGCCGATGCACGCTTTGCCATTACTCCTCCTCGGTATCGGCCTCCTCTTGTTCAGCATCGTGGACTTTCTGAGCCATCTGATCACGCAAATCGTCAATCACACTCTGGACGCGCGACACCGCCGCCGGTGACAACGCACAGTCGCGTTCAAGAATGTCAGGAAGGGTTTCAAGTACCATGACGACGGCTTTTGCCATAAGTGAAAATTCTCGAGCCACCTCATCAGCGGGAATTAATTGCCCCGTGTCCTGTTCGAACTTGAGTCGTTCATTCTCTGCCTTCCAGTGCGCCAGCCTGTCGGACGGCTGCATATCTTCCAGGTCGGAGGAAACCGTTGGGATCATCAGTTCAGTAAGGATATCGGTGATTAGGTAAAGCTTTAGCTTGCTGTTACTGCCCGCGGCCGGTTCGATATTTTTAAGCCTGGCGGCCACTGTCTGGCGGTGTACGTCGGTGATGGCAGCCAGTTGGTTTATATTCAGTTTGAGAGATGCGATTTCCTGATCCATGATGGTGAACACTTTTTAAACGATTCGACATCTTAGAAAAATGGCCCCTATATAAAACAAAGACCTACCCTCATGATGATGATGGCCATGGATCCGAAAAACTAGCCGATTCCCGCGAGCGCGCCGCCCCGTGGTAGGCCACCCCGCCGGGAGGACCCATTAAATGAGAACGCATATCACTCGCGATATTTATCCCCGCAAGGGGATATTTTTCGTTTATCCCCTTGCGGGGATATTTACTGGCCTGAGTTTTTGACCGAGTTGTAAATCCTTTCACAGGTCATTCCAGCCCGGTAGCTTTCATCAGATCGGTCAGCATAGTATTTAGCTTCTTCTGCAATGCTTCCGAGCATGTCGGCGAGCATTGCGGCGTTAGCGCTGGTTGTTTTGCTTCCAACGGTAGCGGCAAGACCTGAGGTGTGCTTTGCGGCGTCCAGGTTGGTAGCAAGTTTTGTTGCTTCGGTGCGCAGCTGGTTAACAGTGGCAGACAGACCAGCAGCAATCGCAGCCGCTTTTGCAGCCTGTGCTTGTGCATCTTTAACAGCCTCATCACGAGCGATTACTCGCCCTTGTTCAATCATACGGGCAGCCGTTTGAGCGTTCTCAGCCTGGGAGGACTCTTCACTATCACGATCCGCCCATTTCTTTTCCCATGCTCGTTCCGTCCACATACTGCCCGCAGCGAAGGAAGCAATGAGCAGAGCAGCAACCGTGGCGGTTTTCCACCAGGTCTTGATGAGTGCGCTGATCACTGGTCTAACCCCCAGCACGCAAGCGCGCTCTCCTGGTCCCGTCTCTCCACCTGACCATAACACCCATTCTTCAGGCCTTTGGTGAGGCGGCAATCACGTCCTCCGTCCATAATCCACCAGCGGATTGCTTCGCATGCCCCTTTGCGATCGCCTGCGTTAATGCGCTTATAAAAGGTCGAAGGGAAGCATTTACCGGGGCCAATGTTGTACGGGCAAAAGGAAGCAATACCAACCTTTTGTGGTTCTGTCAGAGGCACTTTGATATTGCGATCCACCCAGGCTAATGCCTTATCGCGTTCAATAGCGTTAACCGTGCGGCATTGTTCCTCAGTGGCCGTCATACCTTTAACAACACGCCTGCCATCGATGACGGTCACACCGTGACATAATGACCAGACCCCACCCGGATCCATTACGGCCACCAGCGCATTGCCTTCTTTCTCACTGATGAACTGGTCGAAAATGAGTGGAGCGGACGCACCTGACGCGATTAGCGCCAGCACTGCTGCGCTGAGTTTTGACTTATTCGACATCACTCACCTCGCGCAGCTTTGCGGCGATCCGCTTTGATTTGGAAGTACAGACTCGTCAACCACGTCAGCAAACCAAACATGAGGCTACCTAACACACCAATGGCCGCCCATTGTGATGGGGAGACTTTATCGAGGAGCTGAAGCAGCCAGTATCCGGTCCCCCCACCAGATGCTCCGTATGCAATACCCGTCGTGATTTTTTCCATTCGATACATGCTCTCACCTCGCTACGTTGCGGGTGTCCTGTTGAGGTAATAAAAAGGGCCGCATCAGCGACCCTAACTTTTATTCCCCTGCCAGCTGCCTTACCTCACTTACCGTCTGGCCGAATCGTTCCTCTTCCAGTTCTACGCCGATAGCCTGGCGACCCAGTTCAATCGCTGCTTTAACAGTTGATCCCGAGCCCATAAAGAAATCGGCAACCACATCGCCGGGCCTGCTGCTGGCGTTGATGATCTGCCGCAACATTTCAGCGGGCTTTTCGCAAGGGTGTTTACCTGGATAGAACTGCACGGGTTTATGTGTCCAGACGTCTGTATAGGGCACGGCTACTGTCACAGAGAAATGCCGCCGAAGAGATTTGTACTCTTCCAGCAGATCAAGATATTTCCGGTTCAACGAATGCCACGTGGCCACCAGCTGGTGATGCGGTGCTTTGAGTTCAGAGGCGCGGTATTTTTCAATAGCTATCTGTGTGAATAGCTCCTGAAGTTTTTCGTAATCCTGCTCGTTCGGTAGTTGCCACTGACTGGCCCCGAACCAGTGGGACACCATGTTTTTCTTTCCAGTGGCGTCCGCGATTTGTCTGGACGTTACCCCCAGCGCAGCTCTTGCATCACGGAAGTAAGAAATTAACGGGGCCATAACATGTTGTTTAACCTCGTTGCTTTTCTCACTGAATCCGTCGCTTTTCGGCTTATATGGCCCCTGATAATGCTCAGCGAAAAGGATGCGTTCCGTCGCCGGGAAGTAAGAGCGCAGGCTCTCCTTATTGCATCCATTCCAGCGCCCCGAGGGTTTCGCCCAGATAATGTGGTTCATGACGTTGAAGCGTTCACGCATCATGATCTCAATGTCCGATGCAAGTCGGTGACCTGAGAACAAATACAGGCTGCCGGCAGGCTTAAGGACTCGCCAGAACTGGGCAAGACACATATCAAGCCAGCGAAGATAATCGGTGTCGCCGTTCCACTGGTTATCCCAGCCATTCGGCTTCACCTTGAAATAAGGCGGGTCTGTAACAATGAGGTCTATTGAGTCATCAGGAAGTTGCGCAAGATACTGAAGGCAATCGGTGTTTACTAATTGAGCACTGGATATTTTTACAGTATTTTTCATAGATCAGTAAGCGGGTCTCTGGTAGGCTCACTGTGCTTTAGCGCTAAAGCGGTGGGCCTTGGTTCGCTTGTGACCTTCTACATGAGCAAATGGCTGGCCGGGTGCTACAACACCCACCAGCCGCCCATTCCACAAAAAAAAGCCCCCATCACTGGAGGCGCTTGTAACATCCGAATTGGTATATCGAAAACTTCGCCATCACCAGCTGCGTGAGTATGAACTGGCAGCGCGCCAGACTCAGATGCGTATTCTCTGCAATTTCACCTGCAGTAGCTGGTGTGGTGCTTAGTTCGTTTAAAACCGCCTTTGCTTCTGCTGTCATATAACACTGATTTTGCATGTCTTTTACCTGTTTTGATGGTGTGACATACAGATAACTCTGCTTGCCACGCACAGCAAGTCATTAATGCAGGTTAGAGACGGGAAAGGTATTTATATGGCCTGAAGCGGTTTGATTAGAAAGAAACGACGATATGACAGGGGTATTGATGCAATGCACCTCGCGAATACCCCTGTCGTATCGCCGTAAAGCAAAAGCCCCGACTGGCGGGGCTCTCGTTATTTTCAAATTGTCGCTTTAGTTCGCTGCCATCGCGGCGCAGCTCTGCCAAGCATGAATGAATTATCTAAATTCCTGGCTCGTTTTCAATATCAAAATAGAAATAAAGCACTAAAAGCTAAAGAGCAGGAGATTCAGCTCTGCTCAGCTAAGAGTTGCCTCGAAGATAAAAAAACCTTCGCCCTGAAAATTTCCAGGCACCAGCGAACACGTTTTCTGGCCTCCCAATCCGTTAGCCACGGCGCGATCGACTGTAACTCCCGCGTAATGTCAGAGATTTTTTTGCGCGTGGTGTAATACTGTAGACCGACGATATAAACCGGATCATTTACATCAAGCGCCTGAAGCACTGACTGCTCGACAAAATCAACGTCTTCAGCGTGCATGGCTTCATCAATTATGCTGGTGGCTGGCTGTGGCCACAGGATAGCGTGGGCACGATTAAGCGCCTGCGGCCCCCTGAATCCTTCGCCCCGAGCTTGTTCGAGTGCTGCTGTAAAGCGAGACAATGCCTTATCTGACCATCGCCCTCCTTTTAGAACATCCCAGCAGGCGTGCGCGCGGGGTAAACGTGGGGCTGTTCCACCGCTTACACCCTCTCCCCATGTTGTCAGCAATGACTTAATCCAGGCAGCCTGAATACTTGTCAGCAGCATGCTCTTACCCAACCAGCTTTTACGCGGTGCAGTCGCTGCTTTACCCAGCGCTTCAATATGATTACGGCGTTGACGTGGTGTCATCCTGTTCGCTCCTTACGCCAGAACGCCGAGCGCGTAGGCCCGGTCCAGCACTTTAATGATCATTTCCAGCTGTGAGCCATATTTACGCTCGAATGCCAGGCGGTCGTTATGAAGTTCGGTATGATGTTTTCGGCAAAGTGGAATGGAGAAAATGTCGTGCGCTTTCGTTGCCATGCCACCCTGCCCCCATCCGATTAAGTGGTGCGGGTCGTCTGATTGCTGCTGGCAGCATTCGCAGGGCTGTGTTTTAACCCAATTCAGATAATCGCGATTTTCCCAGCGCAGGCGCTTTGGACGACGCATAAAAGATTGAGGCGGTGCCGGATCCACTATCACGCCCACCAGCGGTTCTGTTAGCGTATCAGGCAGATCAATGGCTGAAACTAATTCGCCAAGGATGCTGGTGGCCGGTACTGAAGGCGTAATATCGCTTTCGCGTCCAATCTCGCTTTCTTCGGGTAAACGAAGCACTTCCCGAGCACAACATTCCGGTAAAGCATCCGTTACTGACTTACGAACAGCCCACCAGCTGAGTTCCGCTAGGGAAATCTCGCGACTTTTGTCGATACCGAGAGAAATACGAATAGAATCCAGAACAAAGGCAATAACGTTGCTGCGTGCCAGTTCTGCCAGCGCCTCGGTACGCTGCTCTCGCAGTTGGTTGTCGCAATAGCCACAAAGCAGGATAGACCCCGGCTCATGGTGCATGATGGTTAGTTCGTGATAGTGGTAATCACTGTGAGCGTACTGGCAATTTCCGCCGCCGTACTTCAGCAACCAGTAATCAAGCCCGCTTATTCCACCGGCTGCAATCAGGACCTTTTCATTCAAGAAGAAGCTTCGCAGCTGCTCGTTGTCTTCCAGTGGCTGCCGCGCATCCGGAACACGACCAGTTTGATACCCGGCCATACTTTCTGGCTGGCGCTCGATCAGGATTCTGCCTGCTGTGAATAACTCCATCAGTTCCCTGCCCGGCTTCAACAGCACTACACCAAGTTCTCTCGCAATCACAGGTTGCAGAAGCGCACGCATTACTCGCTCTCCTTGATAATGATCTGCCCGTTTTCGCCCCAGAGCTTCGTTATCCTTGAATCCCAGATATGCTTGTCGTCTTCAAAGAGCGCATCCATCAGAGACTTCAGAAGATTATCGAGATCGGGTTTGCCCTGATGAGGCTGCCCGTTCATTTCTGCGCGCTTCTTTTTGCTCCAGCTCTTCGGCATCGGAAGAACGAAGGTAACGTGTGAATTTGATTCAGGCATGCAGATGCCCATGAGCCGGACGTGATCGCAGAAGGCCCGGTAACGCATAACTTCAGGGCGCTTCTTCCATTTGTCTGCACGCGTCATGCGAGGCTTACCCATGGGGAGGATGTTGTAGACTGTCACGATCATCCCCATGTCCGGGAGCGCATGCTTTGCGCTGTCTTAGGTGAGGATTTTTGCTGCGGGAGTAATGCGCTGACTATCCAAAGCCGAGGATCAGTATCGAGGCATTTCTCAACGGGAACGCCTTTAGATTTATAGCGCGCCACCAGCTCATTGGCTTCTTCGGTTGTCAGTCCGGAGTGAGTGAACCAGCTTTTCTTCATGCCACCCCCTGCAGGAATGACATCAAAAAGAAATCGCTGGCCTTTTGAGGGGTCAGTAGGAATTTATTCTGGTTTGGTGTTTGCGCCATGGTGTCTCTCCAGTGGCGCAGCAGGTATAGGGTGTTCAGGCCTATGACGGGAGTGTAACAGAATTCTTGGAAACTCGATAACCAGCCCGCTCAAGCATCTGTGTAAAGAGTGTCGGGGTTCCTATCATCTCATCTTCCTGCAACTGCATGAATGATACTTCATCACCACGTCTGTACATGAGTGCGCGCGCGCTGTCAGGAAATGAGTGCAGTCTTGCAACGATAACCCCATCGTGGCATCTGATGACCGCGTAGCCCCTGTTCGGTAATTCTTCTTTTGGTTTCACCAATCCCCCCTCCAAACTGGAAAGTTATTGCATGCTGTATCAATAAAACCAGTCGCCTGCGCTTTCCCAAGTCTGCTGGAGGATTTCCTCAACCTTCTTCTTAACTTCCTTTTCGCCACCGTAAACGTTTAACCCATCCGAGCCTGCACGGCGTATAACCAGACTGCACTCATCGAACTGATTCTGGAGTCGTTTTAACAATTCTTTTTCCAGCGCCGGGACCGCGCCATTTGGAAGTTCTTTAGTGCGATCAATGGTTAATTCAACTTTCATAAATGCCTCCGCTGCTTTAACTGTATGTTTATACAGTACACTGCGGGGTGAGTTTGATCAACGCCTTAACCGCACAAATTGCAAATAGCTACATCATTTGAGGAAAGATGAATCGCTGTTACCGACCTTCGAAAAATAATTAAAACATTCAATTATATATGTTGAATTAATTTCACACCGCGCAAAAACAGAGTTCATCTACCAGAAACTTTGGTAGTCGCATGGCTCGAGGGGTCCGCTTCGTGCCAGAAGCGGACTTTCTCATGCGCCACGCCGGTCGTCTGTAAATGATCGTAACGTAGCATCTGGTGAATTAGTCCTTTGTCATCCATGCTCATAGTTATGCTGAATCAGACGACGTTTAGTGTCGTTGATGCTATCGCTTCGCTCATATCAGGAATAATAAATGCGTCATGCACGTATCCCCTTTGCTGCAGCTATGACAGTTTTTATGTTGGGTATTTTTTTTATTAATTTACAGGTCTGGTACTCTGCGCGGGCTGACAGTCTTGCGGGTGCCCGGTATGTCGTGAAAAACATGAATGTCCTGCTTGAGGAAGCACGCTTTGCCACCCGGACGGCGATGCGTATTGCTGACAAGGACTGTGATGTGGAAGAACAGTACCGGCTTGGCACTGAAGCCGCTTTACAACCTCACCTCAGAACCATCATGATTCTTAAGAAAAACTCGGTCTGGTGTTCATCTCTTCCGGGAAACCGGGTGCTGCTGGTTAACAGTACAGCGCTACCAGAGACCCCCATGCTACTTGTGCCTGCGCGAGGCACTGTAAACGGCCTCCCTGTACTTATTTATCAAAAGACGTATGCCGGAAGCCGTATCATGATCAGTATAAGCGACAGCCATGTGCGGGATGCGCTGGACATTCCGTCAGACAGCGTTTCGTATTCATTAAGGGTGGGGCAAAGCATTCTGGGTAAGTCTGGTGATGTCACGACGGCAAACACTACTCTCATTCACACCTTAAGCGTAAGATCTTCACACTATCCCTTTAATATCGAATTTAACTCTCCACCTGTACTGAGTCTACAGAGGCTGATCAATCGGGCCGGTGTCGTCTTAATTTTTTTAGTGCTGATGTCCTGTCTTGTTGCTTATTGCCTGCACAAGTTTCTGAATAAAAGTCACTCCCCTGAAGAAACGTTGCGCACAGCGATTGCCAGAAAAGAGATCGTTCCTTTTTACCAGCCAATTGTGAACGGCAAAGAAGGCACTCTCCGCGGTGTGGAAGTGCTGGCCAGATGGAAACATCCTCAGGCAGGCTTCATTTCTCCCGCTTCATTTATCCCGGAAGCAGAGAAATCAGGTTTAATCGTGCCGCTGACTCAGAGCCTCATGATCCAGGTTGCAGCACACATGAATACTATTGCCACTAAGTTGCCGGAGGGTTTTCACGTAGGCATTAATTTTAGTGCCTCTCATATTATAATGCCCACATTCGTGGAAGAATGTCTGAATTATAAGAACAGTTTTATCCGACGCGATCTGAACCTGGTCATTGAGGTGACAGAGCGAGAGCCCCTGCATATTGATGAACATCTGGTCCAGACTCTGAACAAATTGCATGAAAATGGCTTTGCGATTGCGCTGGATGATTTTGGTACGGGCTATTCAGGGCTTTCATATCTCTATGATCTGCACATTGATTACCTTAAAATTGACCAAAGTTTTGTTGGCAGGGTTACTGCGAATGAAGACTCGACACGTATTCTGGACTCTGTACTGGAGCTGGCGCGAAAACTTTCAATCAGCATTGTGGCGGAGGGAGTGGAAACACAGGAGCAGCTTAACTATCTCATCCGGAATAACATCACGTTTCTGCAGGGATATTACTTCTTCAGGCCCGTTCCCTTTACTGAGCTGATAAAGATCCTGTTGTCCAGGCCCAGCGCTAAAGTGGTGGTGGAGTAGCATTCACCTGACGCTATAATGCAGGAAAAAGGTGTTTTCTGAAGTCTACCCGTCTCGCTGAGCATATCTCGCGGCGCCTCCGGGAAGGCCGATTTGTGCCATGAGCAAACGCGAATGAAAGGGGAGCCGGTGGCGGGTTACATAAACTTCAGGGATGCAGTCCATGCAGTTACAGACTGTATCGTTGGGATTACAGCGTGCTCTGGCCTCATGAATATAAAGGCGTATTCCCGTCAAATGAATCAGAAAACCTGTACCTGAAAAACTCTGAAGCTGGGCCGGTTGTTTATTCACCGCGACATGCGTACGAAACCCTTATCCGGGGACGATCACGTCGCCGGTGCCAGCAAAGAGAGGATATCCAGGTTGAGCTGTCATAAAAATGACGCCTGAAGGCTGACTGCCGCCTTGCCGGGTTAATGCCTGATGACGGGAGAGCAGAATGATATCAATACCTCCCCCTGAAACACAGCATGCTTTCGGATTGTAGCTTATAATGATTAAGCTTCTGATGAAGCACGCGAATGGTAAAGCACTTTTATCTGAATTTCAGAAACCGTGTTTAAGTACACGGTTTTTTTTGGATTCATACCATGACTGTGGAGATGAATTATTCCTGAATACATTTAACAACTTTTTTGTAGTCATGAATTTTAAAACCCATGCAGTTTCTGCCCTTATCTACAGATGATTGTTGCCTTAATACGAGCGACCTTCAGAAGAAAAAGTAGTTTAACTCCCCCCTTAACTACCGAATACTTGCATATTGACGAAAACAGGGTCCTGCGCTAATTTTATCTAGTGGTGAATCCCCCTCAGCGGCGGGGCGAACTGGTCAAAATGCAGTATGCTCGCGTATCTCAGGACTAGCAAAGATACACCGGGAGGCACCCGGCACCACATCTTATTATGATAAGGTTATTTATTCTTAAGTGGTTTGTCTGGATATTTATCTTAAAACCGTCAGGCCGTATTTAAAAAAAACGGGATTATCGACATCGAATATCCCGTCAAAATTACGCATCGATAATATCCATTATCTTGCTGATGGAATATACGCGACTAGCCATAAACAACAATCAATTAATTTTTTTGTATTGCGAAATGTAAAATAGCAAGCAAATTATTAATCCTGCTATATTATTCAAAAATAGCCTGTTTTTAACCCTTTTTTATTTGGGCAGGGCAGCTCCTCAACGCCGCGCCAGAAACGGAGATGATCAAACAGACGATAGCGGCAATCTTTTTACATCAGCCTTATGTTTTGTTGTATGAAAAGCGTTTCAGGTCAAAGTCGATAACAGCACGCTAATCACGGAAAATGCCGCACCGGCCATTACGGATAAGTTCTCCACGCTGTACGGCTGTACGGATGTATTTCTCCGCAGTCGTGCGATGCAGATCGAACATCGCAACGACGTCATTTGTCGTGATGCGTCCATGCTCCTTCACCAACTCGATGATCCTCGTGATGATTTGAGCCCGCTCACTTTGTGTTTTAGGTCTCGGCATCAGTTATGCCCTCCCCGCCTGGCGCAGGCAGTCTTTGCGACGCTTGGCAATACGGGCAACCTCAACCGAACTCCCGGCGATCCCAAACATATCCGCATACACAGCTGCAGCACGTCGCCACAGGCCCTTCTCCTCAAGCTCCTTCGCTTTTTTCTCGGCAGCTTGCATCATGACCGGATCGCTTTTTTCAACCATGCACGGAAGTACCACCTCAGGAATTTCCGCATCAGAGGCAGCCGAATAAGTAAACTGAACGCTGTTACGTGTCCGGTTTAATATCCCTTCGTCACTTAACTCTCTCAGTAACTTCCCAGCTGTAGCGGCATGCATATCAAGCGCCTCGGAAACGTCGCCAACTGCACAGTTCGGTTGGTAGCGTACAAAAACTGCCACCTGCTCTTTTTGGGTTAAGGATTTGGTCATTGGTCAATACTCGATTAATTGGTTAAACCTGCCGCTTTGCGGCGCTTGTACTCTTCCATCAGCAGCTGTGCCGGAGTTGGCCCTGCCGGATGCTGCGGTGCAGCAAGCTGGCGACGAATTGGTGGAACCGACAGCCCGTTGCTAACGTGCTTCGCCCATTTGGTTAATAGCTTTTCAGCCAGTTTTTTAAGTTCCCCCTCAGTCATCTGGCGTTCAACGCCAGTTCTGCGCATTTCGATGCAGATGTGATACAGCACAGGCTGCGGCCACGGATATTTGTCACTCCCCGAAAAACGATAAGACTCGTTCCGCCAGCGACGATACTCCGTCATGACCCGTTCAGATGTCAGCCCGAAAGGATTGGCTCCACTCTCTGAAACCAGCGAAACAAACTCAGCTAGATCGGGGGGCCATGTATTACCTACTGCGCAGCGCTCCATGCATTGCTGACAGACCAGTTTGATCTGCGCCTCAGTCATCGAACCTATCTGAGCTATCCAGAGAGCCGTAGGCTCTGCCCCATTCTTCTGCGTCCAGCGGTTTGAGAATATTTCCCCCATCACCTGCCATAACCGCCACGCTGTCTCCGTCGCCATCAAGTCCGTTCCTGCGTCGCCACTCTGCGTGTGCAGACTGTATTTGCTGAACAGCCCGGGATGCTGCTGGCTGTGGTCGAACTGTTGCATTCTCGTTACCTCCCGTCTGTGGTTTAGTCAGAACCTTTGCGCGATCCAGGTGGCGAGCTAATTTCTGCTCCCACTGAATTTGATGAAATACTTTCCCTTCGGCCTGCCAGTAAGCGATGAAGCTGCTTAGCTCGGCTTCGATATTTATGCCCACCTTAATCGGCATACCCCACAGGTTTGCCTGTCGTGCAAAATCGGCTGTTGGTTTCCAATCTTCAAACATCTGAAATTTCCCGAATGACTGCTGCTGCCCAATTTCGATACCTGGCTGATTCGGATAATCTGGAATGACAGGTTCGACCAGTTCGCTATGTGTGGGGTTTAGATCTTTATGGTTCCTTGGTAGATTCCGTGTCCCGTTTTTGGGACTGTTTAAAGGGAAAAACGGTACTGTTTGGTTAAAATCCGAACTGTTATCAGTCCCGTTTTTGGTACCCTTATCACCGCAAATGGTCCCGTTAATGGTACTGTTTGTATTAACAGTTCCGTTTTCGGTACGGTTACGATTAACCGTCCTGTTTTTGGTATTATTTAAAGAGTTCCGATTTTGGGCCTGTTCTGCGTCGGGGATGCTTTCTTCAACCCCGACCAGCTTGTACACAGGAATTTGCTTTGTCCTGCCACGCCGCTCGCCTGTGTCGACTAACAGGCCTATTTCCTGCAGGTGGTGTAAACCTGCAAGCACCGTCTTTCTGTCCATCTCCGTAGCCTCTGCAAGCGCAGCGACAGATGGATAAGCGCACAAGTCAGCGCCGCACATATCAGCCAGCCAGGTCAGGATCGCCTTACTGGAGGATTTTCCGGTCTTAACTTTCTTGGCCCACCGCATTGCGTCAATGCTCATGAAGCCTCCGGGTTGAATTCATTGGTCAAAGCTCGATTAAAAAAATTGCGGCGCTACGGCGCTAATGCTCGCCAATAGTGGTCCCGCCGCGTCAGCAGGTAACATGTTAAACAAAGCGATTGCCGCTTCCCGGATCTCCTTCTCAAGCTTTTGCAGCGGTGCGCCCAGCAACTTCGCCTGATGTGCCTCACTGCATTCTTTGATCGCGCTCGCCACCAGCTCGGCTTCCGTTCTGGCATTACTGAGTCCATGCTTCCTGGCGATCTCTATGGGCATAGCAGCGACGATTGCCCCCGATAGCTGCACGACGTAAGCGGTGTATTTCTCCGAGCCACTTTCATTTCGCAGATACCGGAATAAATTCTGCTTGTTGACCGCAATACCACGGCCCCCTTCCTTCTCCCATTGCTCGGCCACCAGCTGCGAAATCTTTTCCTGTGACTGACCGGGTAAAGTAGATTCCCACTCTCGAACTGCTGCCTGAACTGAACGGTGCTTGAAGCTGTCTCGCCGACGGACCTTAAACTGATTTTGGGTTTTCAACGGCCCAGCCAAGTGCTGGGTATGATGTTGATAAGTAACTGACTGCATGATTAGGCCTCCTTCTGAGGTAAACCATCTGTTGGATTTGGGTATAGGTCCGGACGTAATTCGTGCGGCGTTATTTCCCAATTCAAGGCACGGCAAGCATTAAGAACTTCAGCACTAGCCACTTGTGCGCGGAACCAAGCTGAGACAGTTTGCGAATTTTTACCAAGTCGACGCGCTAACTCAGACTGGCTACCACATAGCAAAAGTATTCTTTTCTGGGTCTGTTCGTTCATACCATCTCCTTAATTTGTTTTCATATGATTGAAAATAAAATTTTCATTGTCAAGAAAATAGAACGATCCCAACTACAAAGAAACTTTGTATCCTTGCTTAATGGTTTGATTTGGATATGAATATGAACTTTGAAGAACGACTTATAAGAGCCCTTGAAGAGGCAGGCATATCTCAATCTGAGTTAGGCCGACGTGTTGGTGTAAATTCTCAATCGGTTAGTGGATGGTGCAATTCAGGTATCATTCCGCGAAAGGAAAAACTTGCTTTGCTCCCTGACGCTCTTGATAAGCCCTTGTATTGGTTCTTCATGTCCGATGAAGAAGAAAGATGGCTTAAAGAAACCACAGAGAGCAAAACAGTCCTCAATGACAAGCAACGACGATTACTTGATGTGTTCGATCAGTTGCCAGAAGTAGAGCAAGATCGCTTTATAGCTCTTGCAAACGATAGGCTTGACGAGCTAGATAAGTTTATGGCCGAGTTCCTTAAGAAGAGAAAAATCGAGCCACCATCCTCTGATAGTTGAATGACACCTTGTAAAACAGCCGCGCAAGCGGCTTTTTTTTCGCCTTAAATTCACATTTTGTAAATATCATTACCTTCATTGAAGTTTTTATCTTCAATAAAACCTTGACCAATGAAAACTAAATTTGTAGTCTGATTTTAGAAAATCAGTCATCAAGGCAGGACGCCCACGAAGTAGCTGCCGGCGGCATACGAAACACCGGATGAGATGACAGTAAATTTCGCGCAGCAGGCTTTACCGTTCCGTCAGCCAGACGCAAATGGCACTAACGAGGATTGAACCATGATCGATTTCGCACGCAAAAAAACAGGCTGCCAAGCCGTACGCCTTAACCTGTTTGAAGTTCTGGTCCGCAAGCTTTGCTATTTACTTGCACAGAAAGGCAATCCAGAGCTAAACGCATGAGCTCATTCTTTGCCTTGATCGTTACCGTCTGTGCCCTCACCGGGGAATGCTCAGACATCATGCTCGGCGTTGCCTGCTTGTAATGCAGCTGCCGCAGAGCAGCACGTTAAAGGAGTGTGTTACCCGTACAAACCGGCTGAAGACCAACAGCCAGCTTTCAAGTTTTAATCGAGTTGTGACCAATGGCTGTTACCAGCCCCTAAAAGCACAAAACCCGCGCAAGGCGGGTTAAGTACCCGGTCAGCCGACCAAAGCTTTCCGGAATCGAGTTTTGACCAATGACCACTACCCAAGGCGGCAATCATTAGCTGCGGGTATTTTACAACCAAAATTAAGGGCCCGATATGGAATTCTTCCATTTAATCAAAGCGACCCAGAAATCAGGAAAACAAGATGCAGTTCACTGGCAGACACACAAAACGGAAGCTCGCGCCAATCTGGAGCTGAGTGTTGCTCTTGTAGATAAAGGAATAGTTACCGTACGTGGTCAGGGATATAACAAACCCGTGCAAACTGATTTTCAATTTTCACTGTTTAATCCACCAGCCAGTTAATATTCGCTGGCTGGTTATCGGAGGTGATAGCCATGCATGAACTTACACTGTCACCAGCGGAAATTGCAGAAATTACGGGCTATCGGCGTTACACAGAACAGCAACGGCAGCTGCGTTGCCACGGTATTCCATTTACCACTGATGGAAAAAACAGGCCAATCGTTCTGCGTCGAAATCTGGCACCAAATACGACTGAATTACCAAAGGTTGACGAATATGTTGCAACAGAACCTAACTTCGACGCCATTTATGGGAAGACCACGCAAGAACCCAAAGGACGCTCAGCTTCCTCCTCGGGTTACCAAAAATAAATATAGCTACGTCTGGAAGCCAAAAGGGACAAAGCTAAGCGTTACTCTGGGTAAAATTCGTGATACCAGCATGTCAAAGCTTTGGCAGCGTTATGAGGAGGAAAAGGCAAAGCGCCACGATGTCATGACTTTTTCCAGGCTGTGGGGGATGTTTCTTGCCAGCCCGGCTTTTACTGATTTAGCGATCAGAACCCAGTCTGACTATAAGCAGCATCAGAAAAAGTTACTGGCTGTCTTTGGGAACATGAAAGCCGACGATATTAAAATTGAGCAGGTCCGTATTTATATGGATAAACGCGGGATGACCAGTAAAAACCAGGCCAATCAGGAAGTGTCGAGTATGTCTCGGGTGTTTGGTTGGGGTTTTGAGCGGGGATATGTAAGGGGAAATCCCTGTAAGGGTATTAGAAAGTTCACACTCGTGGACCGCGACGTATACATCCCCGATGAGGACTACTTAGCGATATATGAATGCGCCAGAGTGGAAGTGCAGGTAGCAATGGAGATTTCTTATCTCTGCGCGGCGCGCGAAGGAGACGTGTTCGACTTAAAGATCGACGATCTACGTGCAGAAGGGATTTTCATTGAGCAAAATAAAACTGGGAAGAAGCAAATCAAGCAGTGGACACCGCGCCTTCGAGCTGCGATAGGACTGGCGAAAGAGCACTTTATTTATCAGTCTGCGGCCGGCTATGTCCTGCCATCACCTTCTGGCGGGCGAATGAACAAAAAAACATTCAATACTTGGTGGAATACTGCAAAAAAGCTAGCTTCAATGAAGCTTGGCCGTCAAATACTTGGCACTTTCCACGACATCAAAGCAAAGGCAATCTCCGATTACGAAGGTAGTAGCAGAGACAAGCAACTGTTTTCAGGACACAAAACTGAAAGTCAAGTTTTGATATATGACAGGAAAATCAAAATCACACCTAGTTTGGATATAGATCTTATATCGGAAAAATAAAAAGCCCACCGTAGTGGGCTTTGCAATTCAGCAATTAAGCAGCTTTTTTCTCAGAGCAGTTACAAAGCGGAATTGGAAATGGTCTTCCTTTCTTTGCGTGACGTACCACACCATCTACACAAACGGTGTAGCGAAAAATAATCTCGCAAGTATTTCCGCATTTACGACAGGTTCCAGTAGCCATGGGCATACATTCCCTGCAGACCTGTAAACCCATACAGGTTGCGTATTGCCAGGAGACCCGCTAGACTCCAGTTGTCAAACACAAGTGTAGCGGATGGGTTACCTCCATACACACCGGAAAGTTTCTCAGGCTTTCCGAACCAAAGCCCTGTTCTCAGCAGGGCTTTTCTTCAATTTTCTACCGAGACCAAAGGAACCGACCAAGGTAGTTTGATTGTGCGCATAGGTGTACGCTGCAATACTGATTCAAATGCCAGTTTTAATGCAATTGAAGTAAAATTCTCGAAGAACCAGAGGTTTGACTCGTAAAACTCCTCTGTGATTGGCTTTTCATCTTCTACATCATAGAAGATGTCTATCTTAAGATTTACTTCGAAAGCCAAACCTTCTTCGTTAGGTTCATCAGGATTCTCTAATGCACCATCTTCATAACCTTTGATTGAAGCCTCAAGGGTCAATTGAGCCCAACCACTATGTTCTTCATCGTCGTACCCAGAACCGAATTCAACGTCGCTAACTGATAATTTAAAGCGACCACCATCCCTGTCTTTATGCTCAACAAACTGAGTAGAAGAAATGTCAAAGCCCTTGAACTTGATTTTTTCCAGCATCAGTGACGAGTCCCCTTTTCAACATCTCCAACCCACTTTGTTTCACGTTCTGAAGTCGCAAAGTATTCATGAGTGAACACTTCAGTCCTTTCACGTTTTTCAAAGTGAAAATGAATCTCTTTTTTATCAGCGACTTTCTCTTCGATTGCCGTTTTAACATAGTCATTTAGGCTCTTGTTATCGGCACAAGCTGCTAAGTAAGCCTTTTTATGAAGATCAGAGCCAATTCGGATGTTAAATGTACCACTCATCGGCTTCTCAGGTTCTTTGTTGAGCGCTTTGCAAGTCTCAACATAATCATCAACAGCTTCTTCGAAAGCAAGCTGAAGGCTATCGATCGTCTCAGCTTCGTAAGTCACAAGATCATTTACGCATTGAATTTTGCCATGGAGAACTCTGTCCTCCAAAGAAAACTCAACACTCCCAAAATAACCTTTGTATTTCAGCATATTACTCATAATCATCTAGCTCATCTAAAAGAGTCTTAACTTCCTTGAGTACATACCCTTTCACTATACTGCCTGGGTGCGGACAATGAAATGAAACCAATCTACCATGTTCATTGACAAATTTTCTTTTCGATCCCGCGTTATTAAAGACATCGAATCCATAATGACCCAGAAGTGTAACAAGCTCATCCCAGGTGAAATCTTTCGGTAACGTACCTAGACGGTCCCGCAGTTTCTTGCTTTTACTCATTCCAGTATATCCATCAAGAGCTTGTTTGCAACTAAAATCCAGTTGCAGGCGATTGTATAGGAAAAACCCTGTAAGAATCATCACTTTTTAGAACGACGACTCAATACAACAAACACAAGGTAGATTGTTGTTCAGATGTAAATCGACCCAACGAAAAGGCAAATCAATGGGGTTAATCTAAAAAAACAGCCAAGAAACATTGGATCACTATGAACAGGAGCTATTGTATCAAGAAAATTATGATGCGGATGCGCTTGAGATGTAAAAGATGTGTATATAGATAATGAGGGGGGGAATATACCAAGTGAATATACCAAGAGTATACCAACAACCCAAAGTAACAAGGGGCTACCTTTCGGTAACCCCTTGTAATGTTTGGCGGAAGCGTAGAGATTCGAACTCTAGAACCCTTTCGGGTCGCCGGTTTTCAAGACCGGTGCCTTCAACCGCTCGGCCACGCTTCCGGTATGGGGCGCACTATAAACACCTCCGTACTT